AATTTAGCTTGTGGTTTGTAGTTCCATGGAATTTTGTAAAGAAAATAATAGTCTGGCGAATGTCTTTCTAACTTTTTAGTGTTTAGATTATATACTCCATTGTTAAGATTTATCAAGTCAGGATTTATCTGAATATCATCTCTCTTTATAGTATTTCCGGTCTTTATGTAAGCAACTACTTCATTTTCGTGATATGAAGACCACAGTGCCTTTTGTTCTGTGAATAATTCCTTAATTAAATTTCTTAAAATACTTTCACCATTTATTTTGTAATAACCATCTTGATAAGCATAAATGTGTGTAGCTCTTCCGGTAGCATCTTCAATAGCTATAAACCGTGTTTGAGTTTGCAGATAATTGGCTATTTTTTCGGTGTTGAGTTTTTTCTTTTTTCCTTCATGTTTAAATATGGTAGGTCTATAGTTGTCTTCGTATCCATATTTTTCAATGCCAATTTTCTTTATGGTTAAAAACTCTTTTCTGACCGCTTCCTTTGTAGGACATGTACCATCCATTTTTACTATGCCCTCAAGCATCGCAATCAGGGATACGGCGTCTCCTCCAATTTCACATCTGAAACAATACCAAGTATTTTCTTCGATATTAATGTCAAAATTTTGTCCGGTCTCACTCCCATGTACCGGATGAGGCCCTCTCCAAATGACATCGTCTTTAGTTTTTAAGCCGGGACAATACTTTATAAGTCTGGAAATATCCCAGTTCATACCGCCAGTCGTGTTGATTTTGAATTTGGAGGTATCCTTTTCTTCAATAAAACCATCAAGTGCCTTTAAAAGCGTTTCTTTTGATATTGTCTCTATTTTGGCATTATTTAAAACAGAATATTTGTTACCAGACGGATGAAGGCTACCGGGTCCCAAACATTGGTTTCCTTTGGACTGAACTTCGCCATAGTGCTTTCCACCTTTTATAAGTCTTATTCTCTTATTTAAATCTTTCACAAAATAATAAAGATGAAGTCCGCCACTGCCGGTTTTTATTGTCAATGTCTCTGGAAACTCAGACATGGCTTTTATCAACAAATCTTTATCGTCAATATTGTTTTCTATGTCTATAATAACTAAGTTTCCATAACCACAGACAACTCCATAACTTTTAGCCCTTTTTAAATAATCTTGAAATTCTTTTTCATTATATCTATAATTGTTATTTTCTGCCCAATTATCTTCTATTGGCCGCTTGGCGCCAGTGTCAATTTTTATAAATCTAAATTTTTTATTCTTAAGTTGATTTGGCAATTCAATCATATTCTCAATCCTAATCTAACCATTTCTTTTAATATAGCTTTATGTTCAGCTTTAAAGTTAATCTTACCCGCTTTATTCCTTATAGGATGAGCTCCAAATGTGCCGTCCTCCTTTTGGCGCTTCTTATTTTGATAACTCTTCTTTGTTTCTAACTTTTTATTATAAGCGCAAGATGGACAATACTTTTGACTATTGCTGTTCTTTGGAGTTTTCTGTTTACAATGGGCGCAGATTATCTCATTCATGTTATCATCAGATTGACTTAACTATGCCTCTGTCAAATTCTTCCAATCTTTTGTCCACTCTTCTTAATATAATAACGTCTCTTCTATTATGGTCGAGTATTTCAGCTATGGATTTTTCTTGTTCTTTGCCATCGCACATGTAAGCCTTCATCCAAGTCTCGCCATTGATATGATTTTTACCTTTGATGTTCAAAAATTGTGTCGCCGTTTCTAATTTATTATTGTTAAGTTTTAGAAGTCTTTTTACCATATAATAAATGTCTTTGTGGTCTATAGATTTGTAAATTGGAAAATTATATCTCCACCTAAGACTCCTAGACCTAATGAAAGGAATATCGAATCCTGTTGACCAATATCCTTTTATTATATCAAATTTAAGTATATCCTGAATCAGTTGCTTACAAAGATTTTTATCGAATAGCCCTTTTCTTACGTCTTTAATATCAATTACGCCTTCTAATATCTTTGAAGTATCATCGTCTAATATACAATAGGTGAGTATCATTCCATAGTTTGCATCAAGATTGCTGGTCTCTATATCCAAATATCCTACCTTCGGCTTTTTCTTTTGTTCAACCCACCAGCAGTTAGGATGCTCACAATAGCGATGTCCATGTCTACAATGGCCTGTATTATATTTTAAAAGGTCTTTTTTTAACATCAAGTGCTGATTTGGTTTCATGGGTCACCTATTGATATGCCTTGTCAACTTTTTCGCCATTCTTGGCTTTTTTGTTCGATTGAAAAGTGTTTAAAGTTTTTAAAATGTTCATTTGAACTTGTGACAAATGTGTATCAGCTTGTTTTAAAGCATTAATTACTATTATTATCGCCTTCATATCTTTGTCATATGTTTTTTTAGATATAGGCAGTCTATCATTTATCCATTTCGGTATTTTCATCTTGTAAAACTCCATCAAGCTTTTTAAACCTCTTTTCATTTATTTTTCTTGGCTCTCCTATAAAAATGTTAATCTCTGGTTTTTCTTCTTTAGATATTTGAGCTTGAGCCTTTTTAAATTTAATCAAAATTTCAGACTTAGTTTTAGATAATTTTGATACGGTGTTCATGGCTTTTAGTTGTATTTCGGGCTCATCCAATGCACTTGTGGCTATGCCATGGGCAATATTTATTTCATCATTAATCATTTTAAGAATACTAGATTTTTCATTATTATAGTCTTCTTTAGATAGTGATTCAAGATTTAGTTTCAAATCTGCATTTATAGTGTTATGATTTGCTATAATGCCATACTCATTTTTTAAAAGCCTCTGCATCTCTCGACAGGAAGGTACACTTCCAAGACTTTTTATAATTTCATACTCCGCCTGCCATCTCTTTTCTTGAGCGACTGTCATTAATTATAATATATACATTTCATGCTATTTAAAGTCTTCTTTTTCGTCACAACTTAGAAATATTTATATACCAGAACTTCTATTTACCACCTTATATTATTGTTAATATATAAAATTACAAAAATTTATGTTTAAAGGAGCGAAAAGCAATATCGGGAACAGGGTGGGTAATATTACAATTATAATTGGCCAAATAGCAAGAGAATTTCTTCCAAAACAATTGGAGACTATGAAGGTCGTTAAACATAAACGTTATATTCTTTATTCTGGGGCGGTTAGAGCTGGAAAAACTTTACTCGCGGCACACGTAGCAATTCGTACATGTTTGGAGAATCCCAAATGTACCGGGTTCATAGGGTCTTTGACCACGCCACAATTGACAGATGTCGTTTTCAAAGTATTTCAACAAGAGCTTGAATATTACCAAGATGTATTGGACAAACATGATATTCCTATTAAACTTGCCAGAATGAAATATAGTAAAGGAGACATGAAAGCTATATTTTATAATGGCTCAGAAATTATATTCAAGTCATGTGACGATGAAACCAAGATTAGAGGATTGACACTGGACTTCGCCATTTTAGATGAGCCAATAGAAATAGATGAAACTATATTTAAACAATTAATGAACCGTATATCTGGTGGTCATATTGATAATCCATTTATACTATTGACCACAAATCCCGGAAGTCAGTCGCATTGGATTTACAAGTATTTCTTTCGCGAGACTACCGAAGACCACTATACGGTTGAAACTACAACTTATGATAATGTGTTACTCCCGCAATATAAAAAATATATAAGAGACTTAGAACAAAACTTAGATGAGGATTGGATACTAAGATTTCTTAATGGAAGATGGGGAGCTTACTCAGGGCAGATATACAAAAATTTTAACCTCGAACGCCATACGGGTAATTATGCAGACTATAAAAACGTTAAATATTGGGTTTGTGGAGTTGACTGGGGTCATCGTAACCCTTCATGTATCCTTGTTATCGGAATTGACAAAAATAAAAATGTCTTCGTGGTAAGAGAATGGTATCATTCTGGAAATACAACGCCCCTTGTGGCTGAAAAGATTGCGGAATACCATAAAGAGTTTGGGTTTAAAAAGGTATATATAGATGCCTCACAACCAGACCTTATCCAACAGACCTTAGATTTGCACGTTCCAGCTGAAAAGGCAGAAAGAAACGTATCAGCCAGAATTGGAAAAATAAAAGGCCTTATTAAAAATAATAAACTTCACATTGACGTTAATTGTGTAAACCTCATTAGAGAAATGCAGGCTTACCGTTATGAAAAAGACAAACTAAATAAGAATCCCACCGAAAAACCTATAGAGCAAGATGACCATTCGCCTGATGCTCTTGGTTATGGATTAACCGATTACAGGAGCTTCAAATTTGGCGGAGTAATTGGATTTGTTCCAAGGAATGTGTGGGACTTTTAGGTGGAAATATGAGTAAAATAGGTGACATACTCAAAAAGTGGATAAACTATACTGCTCCTACTAGAGAGGAAATTAAGATAGGCAAAAAAGAATATTTAGTGACAGATTCAAGCAGCCAATTTCCAGAGCAAAAAGACAATCCATTTAGCAAGAGACTGTCAATGGAAAAGTGCATAAATGCGGCAGAACAGTGCCCTTTGTTCATGAAAGGGGCTAAAAAGAAAGCCAGAGATTCCATTCGTGCTTGGCATAAGATAGAGCATATAGACAAAACCAAGAAACCTTTTGCCATTGACTTAATGCACATAAGAAACTTTGTTGAGCGGAATGACCTAAGAAAACTTTGGGAAGGTTTGAGAATGGCCTCATTTGTCACCGGTGATGGCTATCTTTTGATAACTTTTGAAAATGACGAGAACACTAATGTAGATGATGCCCCGGCGGAAGAGGCATATCCCTATAAAGTTAGATTGATTCACTCTAAATACATCACTGAAATTGGCTATCATCCAACAAGGAAAGAATTTCAAAAAACTTTTACAAAGCATTTTCACTATGAAGATGTTGAAAATAACAAAGATTATTGGATTCATCCAGATAGAATTTTACACATGTCAAATGACAAGTTATTCGGAGAATTTGGAAACTCTAAAGTGAACTTATTGCGAAATATAATTAAATCAGCCGTAAACATAGACATTTCTACAGGCGAAATACTAGCTTGGTTTGCTCATGGACTACTTGACATATACGAAGAGGGAATGGAAGGACCTCAAAGAAAATATTGGGAGTCAATAGTTGCCAAACACCCAAGTGCGTACATTCATGGAGAAGCGGAAATAAAAGCCATAAAACCCGAGGCGATAGACCCAAAGCCCTTTTATGATTATCTAGTATTATCTATAGCCGCCGCCTTTTACATGCCAACGCACATATTGACTGGTATTCAAGTGGGAAAGGTCACAGGGGCAGAGGTTGGCACAGGAGACTACGTTAAAGATTGCAAAGACGACCAAGAACTTGACTACACTCCATTACTTAAGAGACTTTATTCGATGTTGTTGAAAGGCAAGGGTAGAAGCTTCACCAATTATGAAATTGTTTGGAACGCCATCTATATTGACGAAATGTCAGAAGCCGACATACTGTTAAAGAGAGTGCAAGCAGCAGATTTGGCTTATAATGGCGCAAGAGGAGCCGGCGGATTTATAGAAGACTCAGAAGCAAGGCGCATATTCAATGAGGGTCAAATTGAACTTGAGGTGGATAAAAAGATTAAGAAAAGAATTCCGACTCAGTTATCTCAACCGCAGGCACCAAAGCAAACAAACATAACAAAGCCAACAGATAAAGCTAAAGAAGAAATGAAAAAGTACGGAATAACATATGACCCACAAAAATATAACCTAGACCAAGCCACAAAGCTTATGATTGAAAAGAGAAAAGAAAACGCTAAGAGAGATAGAGAGCTTGGCGAGCAGATACTAAAAGAACAAGAAAATGATAAGCATAAAAGTAAGAAGTAAAGGACTTGCAGAATTTATCGCAGCAAACGAACAGGCAATAAAAGCGATAGACAACGGAGATTTCACTACCGAGTTTGCAAAGACTACGGTAAGAAGAGCTAAATATCGTGGGCCAAGAAAAACGGGAAGATTAATAAGAGGTATAAGGTACAAAATGAATGGGCCTTTTTCATTTACGCTGGAATGCAGTGCGCAAAATGAGGCTGGAGAAGACTATCCGGCAATATTGGAATTTGGCCTATCAAGATACATTAAAATAGGCACCCCTGAAAGCCCAAGGGTAATAGAGAGCGGAGGAGGAAAAACTGCATATCTGCCTTTCATGAGATGGGCGATTTGGAGAACTACCCAAGAGGCCAAAAGGATAATGAAAAAAACTATAACAAAACATTATAAATAAAGAGGTAAAAAATGACTACATATGTATTATGTGGAAAACCAAATAGATGCTGTCCAACCGTAGACGAAAATGGAGACAGAGTGACCATTAGAGATGATTATGGTGGAAAAGTAGTGTTGACCAAAAAGCAATATGAAATTCTCAAGACAGGAAAAGGCATCAAAAAAGAGGAATAATCATGTCAAGAAAACGAGCGCAAACAGGTACAAATAAAAATAAGGTCGTAGTCCAAAAAAAGGTAATCAAGGCAAATCCATTAATGAAACAAGAAGCCGCTTACTTTCAAAATCTCGTTGACGCATCAAACAGATTCACCGCATTGAAGCAACAAAAGGCGCAATATAACTTTGTCATCAAAAAGTTAGAAGAGAGACGAAAACAAGTACAAGATGGCAAAATTAAAATGCCTGTTGTAATGCCTTTAATACCAAAAGTCATGTATTACCAAGAATTCGACAAAAAAGAAGTCCTCAAATTGTTAGATGAACAAATCAATAGCTACAAACAAAATGTTTTAGCTTTACAGGGACAATTGGAGCACAGAGAAGAAGACTATCAAGAGTCGGCTGTAAGAACTAGAGAGTTCATGATGAAGAGATACGGCGAGCTAAAGGCAAAGACAATTGGAAAATCTGACCAACGTGGCGAAATAGAAGACGAAGACGTACTATTTGAAGCAGAATTTAAAGATTTCATAGACAAGCCAGAGACAAAAGAAAAATTCAACAAAGCCAAACAAGAAGCCATAAGGAAAAATGTCACAAGACAAACCAAAAAGGGTAAATAATGGCAGACATAATTCATGGTGAAAGAGTTAAAAAAATCTTGAGAAAAATGTTAAAATTTGGATATAGGTTTCTCAAAACAGACATGGCTATGGTTAGTGAAGATCTAAAATATTCGCAAAATAAAGCTGTAAGGCAACTAAACGCTCTAATATTGGCGACAGCTCAACCTTTCAACAGGCCAGGTTTAAAATGGCAATATAACATGACCTGTGGGTATGGGCAGTCGATTCTTTGGTGCGTTATAAAGGACACTGCCTACAGAGACCCATTTTTTTGGGCCCTAGACAAGTTATTGCAGCATCCGGAAGAACTCAGGGAAATGATAAAGCCGTATGTCAAACCGCCAGAACAATGGATTGCCGTACTGTGGCAAGACTCCAGAGATAAGACTAAACAATTAAAAATGGACGGCAAAATACCAGATTTCATAAAGAGTTTCGAAGAAACGATATTTACGCCTGACATTCAGGACAAACGGCATAGAGAAATATTAGGATTAAACAAAAAGAAAAGGAAATGATAATATGACTGATGACAAATTTGAAAATCCTGAACCTAAACCTGGACAATCCAAAAAAGACTTTATAAGTTATTGCATTCCTTATGTTCAAGACGAACACAAAGATTGGGAGCATGATAAAGTTGTCGCTGTCTGTTATGATATTTGGAAACAGCATCATAAAAATGGCACCTTTAAAGAGTTCATGGAATCTCAAGGATATGAATTGTTTACCGATTCAGCTCAATTACTACCTATAAAAGAAATTAAAATGGAAAGTAAAGATAAATCAGGTGTAAATCTTGTCAAATGGCAGATAAGAAAGATAGTCGCTATTGTTGGTGACAAATTTATGGCTGGTGGTTTTTTCACTACAGAAGAATTAAAGAAGTGTTATAAGATGTGGGAAGGAACCTTACATGATATAAACCACGAAGGCACTTCAAAGGGAATATATAGAGAACCCGACATTACTAAATTTATTGGTTACCATAGAAATGTAACCTTTGATGATAAGACTAACAGTGTTTCAATGGAATTGCATGCTCATTCCAGAACAAAGGAATATCAAGCATGGGAAGCCTTTGTCGAGTTATGTGAAATGGCAGGTCGTATTCCTAATGTGTCGGTGACATATTTTGGAAAACGAAAATTTGTTAAAACTTCAGAATTGCCTAATGGTGCAGATTATATAAGCGAGGGTTACAAGGAAAATGACCTGGTACCTGTTTTATATAATGTGATTCCAGTATGTGTCTCAACTGTCTTGCGTGGCAAGTGCAGTGATAAAGGCGGTTGTGGAGTAGTTTCAGGAAACACTTGTACTTCAGAAAAATGTGGCTCACAAACTGACTCAAGTAAAACTTCAGAAGAGACTGAAGAGCAAAAAAAGCTTGAAGCAGAAATTGAACAAAAGAGACAAGAACTTATAACTTGGCTCAAAAAAGATGACAATAAATCGGAGGATTAATATGACCGAAGAGTATGAAAATATGTCTTTGGAAGAGCTCCAAGAGCTTAAGAAAAACCGAGAGAAAGACAAAATCATCGCCGAATTAAAAGTCGAAGATGATACAAAAGCCAAAAAAGAGAAAGAAGCCTACGAAAACCAACTTCGCGAAACCATCAAAGAAGAGCTTTTAAAAGAACACCCAGAATGGCAACCCTCAGAGAAAATTCCAGATAACAAGACAGAGAAAAACCCCGACACTAACGCTGATGACAAATCACCAGTAGTCGCGCTTTATAAACAATATTATCATTTAAATTCTGAATTCGAGTCAAAATCACAATATGTGACCAAGACCGAAGACGGAAAGAAAACTCGTTTCCAAATTTACGAAGACGGGCAATTCAAAGAGTGCGGACTTGACGGACTTTGGGGAAACACTGATTCTGATACTGGTTGTGAAGACGTGGTTTCTTCATGGAGTCCCGCTGACACCTATGCCAAGATTGTCTGGGAAACTTTCGTGTGTACCGCTGATCTTTTGAAAATTTGCGTCAAGGGTATTTCGATAAACCCGGGTGATGGACTTGGTGTACAGATTCGTGCATTCGGTGCTTTTGGGAGTCCTTCTGCAAAAAACGCTTGTGAATGTGCCAGTTGTGCAAGTATAACCTTTACTACATATTCATTGACACTAGCTCAATACAACCTAGAAGCAATCATCTGTGACAAAGATATTTGGGACGTTGGTTCTATCTTAATGGAGTCATATCTAAAATCTATGGCCAACAGTTGGGCAGCTTGGTTTGACTCTCAAATCTATTCAGAACTTGAGACCGCTACTCCCGGAACTACGGAGACATCTTCTGTTACAATGTCTTGCTCACCTTCAATAAGTGGAAGTTGTTGTACAGATAGCTCATTAACTGCTCTCTACAACGCGATTCAAAACCTTGTAGCAAGCATGAGAGAGGGTACAGCTCCATACAATCCTGATTATTTGATATTGTCTCCAAGTGTTGCTGCTATATTCAAAAGAATGCAGACCCCTTCCCCAATGCCTTGGATGGGTGACGTTTCGTTTGATGCAGACGGGAGACTCAAGAAAATAGCTGGATTGAAGGTTATCGAATATTGTGGCGCGAATGCTTGTACAGACACAGCCGGAGAAGTCATTGCAATCGTAATAGATTCAAGACGTGCTGTTGGTTGTGTATTTGGCCAAAAGCCAAAGACTTACAAGTTCTTCCAAAGCAACTGTAACTCTTACAGAATCGACCAATGGGCATATGTCGCATTCGGTGAACTAGACACCAATGCAATAGGGCATATCGTAAACCCATAAGCAGATTAGGGATTAACTCCCTTTTCTTTTCTTTATATATTGGTCAAACATTATATAAGGATTATGACATCTATAGTAAAAAAATATCGTAATCAAAAAACCAATGAAGAGGTAAATGTTTATCCTTGGACATCTGCCAAGATAAAAATCAAAGTGCAAGGCGAAGACTGGCTAGAGTTATTTGAGGGAAGCTTATGGTCAAAAAGCTAGAGATAGCGAAACCAGTGATATTTGTCTCGCCAAAAGAATACCGAATTGATGGTAAAATATATTACAGAGTTACAACTACACTTGGCGTCATAGCAAAGCATAGTCTAAGAAACTGGATGAGCAAAGTAGGATATGCCAAGGCAAACAAGATATTGGAAACCAGACAGGCCATAGGAACCCACATTCACAAATTAATAGAAGATTCATTAAATGGCGAATTAATGAACATAAGTTCATATGAGAAAGAAATCCAAGATGGCTTGTTGGAGTTCAAAAAGTTTAAAGAAGTCTCAAGCCTGAAGCCAAAATATCTTGAGCAAAGTCTTTGGAGCAACGAATACGGATATGCCGGAACGGCTGACTATATTGGATATTACAAAAGTCCAATTGAATATCTTGCTTCTAAAATAGTAGATCACAAACGCCAAAAAATTCCAAAATTTGAAAAAAAGTCTCTTGTCATTGGTGATTGGAAAACTGGAAAAGACATATATCAAGAATATTGGCTGCAACTTGCCGCTTATGCCCATGCCTTTGCTGAACTTACTGGAATAAAAGTCAAGGGGGCATTTATAGCAAGGATAAGAGACGGAAAAATACAGGTGAAAGAAAAAACCATGAAAGAACTAGAAGAGATATTTCCGGTCTATCTAGCTGTCTTAGAACTATATGAATGGAAATATAAGAAAGGAAAATACGCTTTTCTGAAAAAGAGATGATGAAATGGGCATCAGATTCAAAAAAGATAAATTACCAAATGACCCCGAGAAAAGATTAGCTTATCTTTATAACTTGCAGGAAAAATTAAGATTATTTCATAACCATAAAGCTAGCCAAATTAAAACTGGAAAAATTACAATTGTTCAGTTTAGAAAATTTCAATATGGATGGTTCAAAAAAAGAAACAGCCTTATTTGTGGCGAAATCCTTAATTGTAAAAACAAGCTAACTAAAGAAGAAAAAGATAAACTTTTAGAAATTGACGAAGTAGATAAAACTCATGGCGCAGTGAAAGATAAAGAAAAATACAAAAAAGATACAAATATCAAAAACGATATTAGTGATATGGAAGAGTATTGATATGGCTATCGAAGACTTCACCACATACACCGAAATTGACGTTAATAACAGAATTACTTTAACTGCCAACAAATTAGATGTCGATGCGCTCCAAAGAAAAGACACTACAATAGTATATAAAAGTTTTGGAGCGGGATTTTTAGGAGACATCACACACTATGTCACAGTTAACTGCCAAGCTTGTAACCAAGGAGGACTATGTGGAATTCACTCAGTGTGCTCTAACCCAGCCCCAAGGCTAGATTTATTAGCAGCAGATGACGGCTGGGGAACGTGGTATTATAGAAGTACAACTGGAACCAACTATAGAATATATCTGCAAGACTTTACCGGAGTGTCAAGCGCTGACTCTTATAACCAAACTTCGGTTATTGGTATAAAATGGTTGACAATAGAGAGAAGTGGAAATAATATATCATGTAAAATATACGATGACAGTAGCAGAACAATATTAAGAGATACCTTGGCCACTACAACTAGTGCAAATTCATATGAATATGTCAATTGCGGATACGCAGACGGTAATCCTGCTGATTCCAGAACTGTATGGTGTGAAATTTACGATTTACAAGTAACGTCCAATCAGCCGCCAAGCCAACCAACAAATTTAGTTCCAAATAATGGACAAACTGGAGTGAGCTTTGACCCAACTCTGCAAGCTGACGTATCTGACCCTGATGGTGGTACTATAGATGTGTATTTTTATGACGCCTCAGATGATTCGTTAATATGCACTAGTCTTGGGGTAGCAAGTGGAACTACTGTCAACTGTATCTGGAATAATCTTGATTGTGATAGGGAATATTCATGGTATGTTGTGGTAGATGATGGAGAATTTACAATCTCTTCACCCACATTTACGTTTCGCACAAATTTATGCCCATTGAACAATCCTGTAAAAGAAAAAATAGACTACAGGTATAAATATAAAGTTGTCGATTCAGAAGGCACTAAATATAAAGAAGCCCAAAAAGATAGATATAAATACAAAGCTAAAAAACAGGAGTAATTAAAATGTCAATTTACTCAAGAGGGGAAACTTACGTTCATAGAATATTAATTATAGATAGAGATGGAAACACTGCGTATCCTTCAAATTGTACTATGTACATTTATGATTCTTGTGGCAGCCTTATCAATACTGGTGGAACTTCTATGGCCACAAGCGTTGGAGACCCATATTTTCAATGTACATATGACCTTGCGTCAAACATAAAATATGGAGAATATACTATACAAGTAATAGCGACAGACTCATTGGGAGTAAAGGTACACTTTGACGATGTTTTATATATATTTCCATGGAATATAGTGCATGATGTCAGACGATATTCTGGGATAACATCAAGGAAATCTATAAGCGACCACGACATATCTGCCCAGATTTGGGAAGCATATCAAGAGGCCCTTGATGAAGTTTATGAGTATTGGCATGACGATATTCCAAACTGCAATCCTGATACTGGGGAATGGTTTAATGGAACCAACACTACATTTGAGACCATGCACGGCCCAATTGCCGACAAGGACGGAGATGGGGTAATCGCAGGATATGGAGAGCAGTCTTGCGGCACTGACATTTGGGGTTATTGGAAAGATTCAGATGGAGATTGCCACAAACTGAACATAACCGTGAATGAAGCTCATTGCGGAAAAATTACTATAACACAGTTAGATGGTACAGCAATTCCAAGTGATGCCGAATGGGTAAGAATCTCATATTATACGGAATGGGAAACTTATAACGAAAGAAAGTTTAGAATGGCTGTAGCTTATCTTGCTGCTTACAAATGTGTCGAGGCATTTAAAAATCTCGATAAAGCCACACAGGCTGATTTAGACTCAAATAAAAGAGATGTAGAATTAGCAAAAAACAGAATGAAAAATCAATATAAAAAAGCTATAAGGAAAGTTAAGAAACCCGTCATAGGCGCCGGAATGTTGCCTGGAAAGTGATAACATGACTCACGAATCTTTTGACCCAAGAGAATCATTTAGGCAAAATTTAGGCACATCGAAATATGATGATGATGGAAACCAATTTTATAATTTATCGGGAGTTACCGATAAACATAATAGACCTATAGACATTCCAATATACTTAAGCGAAGAAATCAAGTCAGAAAATTTACCAAATCTCCCATATATGGAAATGCACATTCCACCCGGTGGTACGGTCTATGAGCCACATGACACAGCCGCCGCTACAAGGAAAGTGGAAAGTTTCATAAGAATACACATTTATTTTGCTGACTTAGATAATATCGATAGAACAAAGCTGGCTAAGAAAATTAAAGACAGACTTCACTATTTGGTGCGTTCAAATCAAAGTACGACAACAGGAATAACCTTTATGAATGTCGAAGACGATGGGTTAAATGAAGAAACAGATGGTAGGCAAGTGGTCTATCATTACGAGGCGACCTTATATTGCTTATACTACGATTTGTGCTAATTGCATAAAACGGAGGATAAAATATGACTTTAGACCAATTAGGAAAACCTTTTCAGGGTACTGCTTGGTATTGGATAGAAGATTCATATGGTGGTGGAGAAAGTTCTACGACCTTACCAATATCTTGCAAAATCCAAAACATAAGAATTGATACCGGAGACAGGCATAAAGTATTGAGAGACATTGGTGCTCCAATAGCTTGCCACTTACTAAAACAGACACACGAACCTAAAGTCCATTTAGAATATATCCCACAAGTTGGCGATACACTGATAGATGATTCTATAGATAGAGCCGCTTCAACTTGCACACTGCAATCAGTCGCAATGTGCATTGGAGCCAATGTGTACGAGAGTGATTCTGACGACATTACATATTCTCTAGTTGTTGGTATGAAACCTTCAACAGTAAGAATCACCGGGTCTAAAAACACAGAATATCTCATTGTAATTGATTATGAGGCAAAGTCTATAGTGACATCTACTGCTTCAACTGGAAGTGCCCCAACGGCGCTCACTGGAGCATATCTACAATTCAATGTTGCAGGCGAAATAACAAAAACTGGCGGACATGTAGTAAATGTCGACCACATTGCGTTTTGCACTAACAGCGTTGAACTAACAGTGTCGCATAAATTGACCGGATACACAGACCATGATTCACTCTACAAGTCATTCTTGACAGAAGGTGAAATGGACATCGAAGGTTCCGTTGACATTACCTTGGACGGTGGTGGCGCACTTCATGTTGGTGAGGTGTTAACTAATCAGACGTTTACACTTCAAATAGATATGGGACTCGCTGGAGCTCCAAGATTAACTTTACCAAACTGCGAATGGAAAAATACAAGTCAAGACCAAAATGTAGGCGGAGAGGCCATTTCAAACTCCACTCCATTTACATGTAAGCCTTCGTCTTGTAGTAACATAGTCTCAACGGTAACTTAGAGATTTTAGGGGTCATTCCCTATTTTCTTTTTAAAATTAAAGAGGTAAAAATATGGCAAAATTAAAATTTACAATAAAATGCGTAAATAAAGGAAAGCCTTTCGAGATGCCCAATTGGACAACAGAAAAACATGAGGCAGCATTGGCAAAATTGGCCAACGACCAAAAGCTCAATGGCTGGAGCGAAAAGAGGGCCGAGAACGAGTTCAAATACTATGTAATACATGAGACGATGATTGAACTCGACCCTGACTGCACGATGAAGGCCCTAAAAGAATTCTTGTCCCATCCGTCGACTTTGTTGGAATTGTTCAATGCTGTCTACAACGCGGGGAGGGAAAACATTTATTACGTTGAAAATTTTCGCAAGGGTCGGAAGACCCAAAACACCAAAAAGTGAAAATTTATTGGGACGAGGAGTTAAAGGCATTCCAAGAAATAATACACCTTCTCTATCTGGAGCGGGGCAATCTAGAAGAGATACTCAAGATGAACTATTGGCGGTTCAAGAGTATTATTAGAACTTTGGAAAAGAAGAAGCGCATTGAGAGTGGTAAATCATATATAGAACCGGGAATTCCGCAATCATCAAAGGACATGATTGCAAGAAGAAAGGCACAGAGGCCTAAATAGGTGGAATATGGCAGATAAAGTAGAGCTTCAGTTTCTCACTAACGCAAAGCAACTTAGGGGAGAACTGTATCAGGTAAATGCTTACCTTCACAACATTCAGACTAATCTAGACCAAATGAACGCAAAGGCAGTCAGTGGGCACCAGAAACACGGTAGCGCGCTAAAGGGATTGGCCATGAGGTTTGTCGGGTACAATCTAATTTTGAACAGCGCCATGAACCTTCAGCGGAAGGTAGTGGACTATGTTAAGGAAAGCGTAGCGAAGTACAGAGAGTTTCAAACACGCATAGCTGAAGTTGCTACAATTATGACCGGTGAATATGAGCCGGCATTACAGGCCATGAAATCAGGAATAGAGAGTCTTGCGTTATCTACCGGACAGGCCACAAGCGATTTGACAAAAGGTCTTTATGACATTATGTCTGCCGCATTTGAAGCAAAAGACGCCATGAATCTTTTGAACACTGCCACAAAGGCTTCGATTGCAGGTTTGTCAGATGTAAGGACTTCTGTAGACATTTTTACCACAGTTTTAAACACTTATGGAATGTCAGTTTATGAAGCTACTAAAGTTTCTGACACTTTATTTCAATCAGTGGTAAGAGGTAAGTTTCAATTCAGAGACTTGGAATCCGCATTAGGTTATGTTGTTCCGATTGCGGCTCAGGCAGGAATTCAATTTGATGAATTAATGGCAGCCTTGTCAACAACTACAAGGCACGGTCTTCACTTGGATATGGCAAGTCGTGGATTGGCTATGGCTTTGCAAAATATTATTAATCCATCAGAGGGAGCCGCAAAGGCTGCAAAGAAATTTGGAATAGAGATGAGTGGCCTTGCACTTCGTGTAAAAGGAATTTCTGGAGTATTTGGTGAAATGCAGGAAAAGACCAAAGAGTATGGAAAAATAGTTCTTAATGAATTAATTCCAAATATTAGGTCTTTGAGAGTGGCCATGGTCTTAGCCGGAGAAGAAGGACTAGAAGGTTTGTTAGATGATATGGATAAACTTTCAGTCTCCGCTGGAAGAACGGAAGAAGCTTTCAATAAAATAAAGAACACATCTCAATTTGCAGCAAATGTAATTACACAAGAATGGGAAAAGACACAAAGAGATGTAGGCAAAGCATGGGACGGAATGGTATTAAAATTACAGGAAACTATGACAGATGCTGTTGCAAACTGGAAATCTTTTATACCAATATTAGGACCGGTATTTACTGCAGTGGCAGCAACTGAAGAAAGAGAGTATAAAAAGTGGGT